TTCATTGTGCGTCAGGTTGGCGGTGGTGCATCTACCAGTGCATTTGTGACTGACCACTTCTGGTCTGCAACGGGCTGGCGAGTTGCGAATGTTGGCAGCAATGCTGAAGTTGCGCTGCGCGGCGGTATGGCGGCGCTTAATCTGAGTGATGATTCGGTGTATCGTAATCGCTATCGTGGCGCGCGGTTATCCAAAAAATTACGCGCTTAATTTGAGCAAACCGGCATATTCTGTTACAGTGTGTGCCGGTTGTTCTGCGACATGTACTGCATTACGAATGTTGGCAGCAATGCTGAAAATGCGCTGCACAGCGGTATGGCAGCACTTAATCTGAATAATGATTCAGTGAATCGTAATCGCAATCATGGCACACGGTAATCACCCTAAGCATTTATGCTTTTCGCGGTAGCAACCTTGTCCCTGGACTAAAAATGATTCCCACAAGAGCTTGGTAGGTTAGCCGAACAGCTCGGGATAAGGTGATAAGTTTTGAAAATGCAAGGAAACCTGTTCGATAAGATCATCAGCATTGATAATCTTCGGGCAGCGCATCATAAAGCCCGTAAGGGTAAATCCCACTATAAGGAAGTGCAGTGGGTGGACAGTAACGAACAAGAAGCACTTGAACGCATCCAGCGGTTACTGATTGACGGCACGTTCAAAACTTCCAAGTACACAGTGGAACACACCCTGAAGGGTAACAAGATGCGGACTATCCACAAGCTTCCGTATTTCCCTGACCGTATTGTTCAACACGCCATTGTCAACGTCTGTTCTGAAGCATGGACACGTTCAATGATTCGTGACACTTTCCAGTCCATCAAAGGACGCGGCACCACTGACTGCTTCCGCAGAACACGAAACGCCATTCAGCAGCACAAGCCACGGTATTCAATGAAAATTGATATTCGGCAATTCTACCCGTCTGCAAAACCTGAACACGTCCTGAAGCCGCATGTGTTCCGTATCAAGTGTGAACGCACGTTTGCATTGATTGCTGAAATCATCAACAGCCTTCCCTTCTTGCCACTGGGTAACCACACCAGTCAATACGCTGGCAATCTACTTCTGTCACCCATTGACTGGTACGTGAAGCAGAAGCTTGGTGTGAAGTTCTATTACCGCTACTGTGATGATATTGTGATTCTGCACGATGACATAAACTACCTGCGTATGGTAAAAGAAATCATCAGAATCAAACTTGCACAGATTGACCTAGTTGTAAAAGACGATGTTGAAATCCGTGATTTGAATTCACAGTATTTGGATTTTGTCGGTTACAGAATGAATCATCACGGCGTCCTACTGCGCAAGCGGCTGGCGGACAACTTCAAGAGCGCTTGCAAAGCTGGCAGAATTACTGCACTTCCGTCATACTATGGATGGATAAAGCATGCAAACGCCAAGAATCTTTGGTACAAGCACACAGGACAATACAAATGGAAACTATCGTAGACCAGCAGTTGCCAAAGTTTGAGACACGCGGACGTGTCACGCGAATCAATTTCAATGAGCAACAAGTAACCCATGAACAGGAAGGCACTGAACCAAAGACCTTCTGGAAGTACACCACGGCAGCGTTCCCTGTCACCGCACCGCTGACACAGCGAGTGAATGCCATCATCCGCACCACTTACCCCACTGAAAGCATTGAAGCCCGTGCAGCCGGTACGCTTGAGTACCAGGCGCTTACTGCAATGGCTGACATGCTGGCGCGTGAATCACTGGGTCAGGAACTGACTGAAGACTACTTGCGTGAAGTGCGGCGTAAGGAGCTACAGCGGGAACGTGACGCCAGTCTGGCTGCTATGGTCTACACGTTTGAAGATGGTACAGTTGCTCAAGTGCGTCCACAAGACCTTGCCAACTTTCAGACCGCCATTGCATCAGGCATTGACCGCACTTGGATTATGGCTGACAACAGCGTGCGCATGACCACGGTGGCCGAACTTCAAGCCGCAATGGCTGACGGTGTTGAACAGGGTCAACAGATTTGGGACAACTACGCTGACCAGATGGCGGCATTGAATGATGGGACATAATGAAAATGCCATGGCGAAATGTTGAAGTGGTGGCACCTGTTATGTCATTCATACTTGCTCTATTGCGAACAATGTACCAAGGCGACGAACCCAAATGGTCACGTCGAATACTTGAATCCATGATTTGCGGAATGCTGACGCTGACCGCTGGATACGCCATTGATGCGATGGGTTTGAATGGTGAATGGAAGTATGCTGTTGCCGGTGCAATCGGATTCATGGGCGTGGACTTCGTGCGACAGGTTGCGGCGACTGTTCTGAAACGGAGGTGCAAGTGAAACTGGTTCCAGAATGGAAACGATGCCTGCGCATGTTCAGCGTTCAGGCCATGATTCTGGCAGGTGCCGTACAAGGTGCCTGGGCATCATTACCGGATGAAATGAAGGCTACCGTGTCAGACGACTGGTTGCGCTATGGCACCATTGCTTTGATGGTACTGGGTGTCATCGGGCGTCTGGTTGCGCAAAGCAGCGTAGACGAATCAAGGTAACGCTATGGCAATCGAACGCGGCGTGCCGCCTGGGGTGTATTACTATCAACTTGAAAACATTGACGGTGTGACTGCAACAGGTGTTCTGTCAGCATACTGGGAGGAACGACCTTGAAAACCATACTTCAACATCTTTTGAAACTTTGGCGGGGGTGGGCAGTACCGCCAGCACCGGCTGCTGAACCCGTAGCAGTACAGTACAAAAGCCTGTTTATCAGCGCGGGTCATTCTGACATTGACCCTGGGGCAGTGGGCAACGGACGCACTGAAGCCAGCATTGTGCTGGAATTCCGTGACATGGTAGCTGGCGCACTGCAAAAGCGTGGCGTGCTGTTCGACAGGGACGGTGCAGAAGGTCAGAACCAGTCACTGACGGATGCCGTGGGTGCTGCAAAGAGTCATGACATTGCGGTTGAATTTCACTGCAACGCTTTTCACAATCCGTCTGCCACTGGTGTAGAAACGCTGTCTGACCGTGACAACTACCCACTTGGTGAAGCACTGTGTACGGCAATCGCTGACGTGCTGAACATCAAGAACAGGGGCGCAAAGGGTGAAGGTAGCGGTCAACATAGCCGTCTTGCGTTCGTGCGCAAAGGGGGCGGCATCATCGTTGAGCTGTTCTTCATCAGCAACGCCAATGACCTGCAATCGTATCTGGCAAACCGTCATGTCCTGGCTGAAGCTGTGGCTGAAGTGTTGGCGGATGCCGTGGCACAGGAACATGAAGATGCTGAATAAACTGTGGGGATGGGTAGTGGCGGCGTTTGGCCTACTGGTTGCACTGCTGCTGTTCGTCATCGGCCAACGAAACAAGGCGCGTGCCAAAGTTGATAAGGTGTCCATTGAATTGCAGGCGCGTGAAGCCATGCAAGACGCGGAACGGGCAACCAGCAAGGCACGGGAACAAGCACGCAGCAAGGCTGCTGAACAACAACGGAACGCAGATGAACGCACTGAAGAAACTCGCCCTACTGGCACTTTTCGCCGTTAGCGGTTGCAGCACGCTGGAAGTGGTGCCAGTCATGCCACACTGCGCACCTGTAACCGTTCCAGCGTTACCGGTGCTTGACCAGGGCATGTTGTGGGATGCCCTGGGTGACGTGCAGTACCGGCAACTGGAACGATACATCAACGGTCTGTGGTCAGTCATTGATGAACAAGCCGCTGTCATTGACGGCGTTTGCGCTCATTGATTCGGCGTGCAAGGTATTCAGCACGCGCCTGGGCAAGATCAAGTGTTGAATATGCGCTGTCACTGGTGGCGTGTGTAATGCCGTTCACAAAGACAGTGTAGATGCCGCGCTTCTTATCTTCATGCACCCACACGTCACCTGATTCAAAGACAATTTCTGATAGTTTGGTCATGGCTTATATCCAATTTGCGCCACGGTATCGTGACCGTTGTAGTTGCCGTTGCTACGGTAGCTTTGATGTTCTTCAACCGCTTGACCACGTATGAACACAAGCTGACCAATGCGGTCACCAGGGCGCACGCGGATTGAATGATGCTGTGTCATGTTCTTGAACTCCAGCGTCAAGCTACCGTGAAAGCCTGGGTCAATCCATCCAGCGTCCATGTGTTCCAGTCCAATGCGCCCCATGCTGGACTTGATGCGAAACAACGCACCCATGTAATCAGGGAAGTTGCAGACTTCAATGGTGTGAGCAAGGAAGAACTGACCAGGGTGAACAATTAAACCGTCCGCCCCCATTCTGACCTTCTGCATGTTCAGCGGTTGCCGTGACTGATAATCAACAACACCACCTTGGTCAACTTCAATCATCACGTCTTGACCAAGGCGCACGTCAAGGCTGGCGGGATTGATGCAATCGTTGTCAGTGTTTCGCATGTGTCCATATCGAACCAGTTGTGTAATCTGATTGTGATTCAGGTACATTCCGTATCCCCATGTTCACGCTGTGGAGTAAGGACGGCACGCACAGGGTCAAGTTCCTTCAACATAACCCGATAGTGTGCAGTCCCTTCGTAATCGCTTCTGATATAGCTTTCAGCAATCGACAGTGCCAACGTAGCGGCGGCATGCAGGCGTTCAATTTCATCAGCAGCCATGCGCATGGCGTCACTGGTGGGGTTATCCCGCAGATAGTCAATCAGGGCGGTTCCTGTCAATGGTTCAGTCATGTGTTCCACCAATTTGAATAAGTGTGTAGTCACCACGTGGACGGCAGATAATCAGCCAGTGCGTGGGGTTTGATTTTGCTTCCCTTGCAAACTTCGCTTCATAGTAATTCACTCAGCTGAACCGTCACGCATGGCTTCAATCAGGCGACCAGCACCCGTGTCCATTTCATTAAGCTGGTCAATGACGGTTTTGATTGCCTGCTTCATTTCAGGTTTGTTCATGGCAAGCGCTGACTGAAGTGTTTCGACAATTTCAGCATGATGGTCTTCACCGGCATATTCAGAAACGCAGCCAATGGCCCATTCACGTCTGTCTTCCAGTTCATCGGTGTGTTCTTCATTTTTGCTGTCAATCAGCAATTCAAACCGCTTCACCAGTTCAGCAACTTCATGATTGTCACTGAATCGAAGATGCCTGAGCAGTTCTTCATCAGTGAAGTGACGCAGTGAAGGCGGTGTTTTCTTGGGTGCAGTTAAAAACATGGCTATTCCTCATTATCATCAAGGCGTAATTCTTGACGCAGTTCCAGCAAGTCATGCACTTCGTCTGCGTCAAGTGTGATAGTCACCGTGCCGTCATCATCCGGTTCAACAGTCGCAATGCGTGCGGTGAAGGTCTGAAGCTGCTGACGCACCACTTGCTGAACCTTCTTGTTCATGCGCGGGATTCGGTTCACCGTTTCAATGTCCTTCTTGGTGACCTTCACCTTGCCGGTGGCTTCGTGTGTTGCATTGATCATATTCAGCGCATTATCACCGTGCTGCTGGTAGAGTTCAGCGGCCTGTGTGGCGGCAATTTCATTGCGCTGAACCATGCGCTTCAGTTCAATGGGCATTTCCAGCAGTGCCAGTGTCTTGGTGACGTGGTTGGCGGTGCGGCGGACGCTGGTGGCAATTTCCTGCAACGTCCATCCCCACTTGGTCAAGCGGTCATAAATGACAGCGGTTTCCATCGGTGACAACGGACGTCCGTTATTGCTGGTGGCAAGCAGTAGGGTCTGCTGTGCTTCATCGCCACGGTGTTCCAGCACCTGGACGCGTCGAATTTCCGCACCTTCTGAGATTGCCAGCATCAAGCCACGGCGGCGGTGCATGCCGTCACGGACATACGGGATACCATCGCGCACCTGGACTACGATGGGCGGCACGTAGCGACCCGCCTTGTAAGAGTCGGCAAGACCACGAATATGTTCAACCACTTCCGGCTGATCAAAATAGGCATCATCAAAGGCACCACGGACGTTGAAACCTTCTTCTTCCGTGAGCAATTCAGGACTGACTGAATACAGGTCAGAACGGTTTACGTCTTCAGATGCGCGGTTAAGCGCTTTCAAGCTGTTGATGGTCATGATTTACTTTCCTTCAAGTGAAATAGTAGCTACAGGGGTTCCAGCAAACATATTCATCAATTCGGGATTGCGCGCACCCCACACGATGACTGCACCGTTCTTCGTGTTGGTCATATCGCCTTTGACCTGAAACCACGAAGAATACATATCACTGGCTTCAGGCTTCACCAGGCACAACACCTTGCCCCGCTGACCAATGTTGATGATGGCGGTCTTCTCATTGCCCATGTGGGTGAGTTTCACCAAGTTATCACCGATGACAAGACCGTGATCAAACTTGATTCGTTCTTCCAGTGTGCGCATTTCAGTGTTCCCGTTTTTTTGAATGTATGCGTATTGTTGCACAACGTACCACGAAACGCAACCACTTTAAAAGAAAATCACTTCCAGGTCATTGGTGGTGATGCCGTCCCTGTACCGTTGCAGTGCCGCCTTCAGTCCTTCCTGATCGTCGGTCTTGCGTTCAATGGCATCAACAACAGCAAGGTCAATAGTGTCACGGCACAGGATGCGGATGATGGACACAGGGCGCTTCTGACCCTGGCGGTCAATGCGTCCATTCATCTGTTCGTACAGTTCCAGCGACCAGTTCAGGCCGAACCACACAATGATGTTTCCCGCTTCCTGCAAGCCGTCGATACCATGACCCATGCTAGCGGGGTGACCTATCAACAGCTTCAGCTTGCCGCTGTTCCAGTCATTGATAACCTTTTCGGTGTCCTTGGATGCAACCGCCGTCAGGTTCACCGGCTTATAGCTTTTGAACCGCTTCAGGATGCGTTCAGCGTCCGCCTTGAAGGTGTAGCTGCACAGCACCGGCTGACCGCCAGCTTCTTCAAGAATTGATTCCAGCGCGTCCAGTTTGGCATCATGCAGGGCTTCGTATTCAGTGCTTTCAGGGTAGTAGGGGCTACCGTTGCAAAACTGAAGGCACTTGTTTGATACGCTGGAACGGCTGAACACTTCCACTTCACGACCGCTTTCAAGCTGCGTGAACATGTCTCGTTCAACGTCCTGATATCCCTTGCGTGCTTTGGGCGGCATGTCCACCAGCATGTTTGTCACCTGCACCGCTGGCATGTCCAGGTAGTCTTTGGCGTCCATCTTCTTGGTGATATCGCTGATGCGTTCTTCAATCGCCTGCTTGCCCAATTCCGTGGGTGTGTGCGTCCAGCCCATGTAATCGGATGCAAAGAAATCATCTTTGAAGTGCGTGATGAACTTGCCCAACCGCTGACCGTTGTCGATTGCAAGATACTGACCGTGCAGGTCAAGGTATCCGTTGCTGGCGGGTGTACCGGTCAAGCCGGTGCGGATGGGTATGTGTGGAATAATCTTGCGCCAGCCAGTCACTTTGATTTTGTGAACGGTGCCGTGCTTGTCTTTGCGGTCACGATTACCGCCAGCCATGCGCAAGCTGGTGGAGTTCTTCAGCTTTGATATTTCGTCATAGACCACCATTTGAAAAGGCAAGGGTTTGCCCTGACTCAAATAATAATGGTCAAGTGTTTCAGCCAGCCAGTTCATGGCTTCGTAGTTGATCAGGTATACGTCCGCCTTTGCGAACAAGGCACGCAAGCGCTGTTCCTTGGTGCCGTGCATCACGCTGAACTTCAGGTGCCGTGTGTGTTCCCACTTTCGGGCTTCACGTTCCCACACCGCCTGAATCACACGCAATGGGCCGAATATCAGCGTCTTCTGCACCTGACCCGCACGCATGCGGTCAACAATGGTGGTCAGCGTAATAGGCGTCTTACCCAGTCCCATCTGAAGCCAAAGCATGGATTCATTGTGGTAGAGCTGGTGCAGCACGCATTCTTTTTGATATTCATGCAGTTGTTGTGGTTTAAGCACGCTTCAATTCCTCAATCAGTTCATCCACACCAGCATGACCATAGACCGTCTTCACAGTGGCACCGGCTGCACGCAAGCGGTCATGTTCCCGCACCTGGGCAGGTGACAGCGTACCGTCATCGGTTTTGACTTCAACCATCCACACCACAGCCGGTGTAATGATGATGCGGTCAGGCACGCCGTCACGACCAGGACTGACCCACTTGCGGGTGGTGCCGTTCAGTTCTTTGGTCACGCGGTCATGCATGTAGGTTTCAACCTTGTTTTCTCTTACACCCATGATTCCTACCTTTTAAGTGTCAGTGCCAGCTTTTCAGCTTCTGCAACGTACCAGTCATGATTCAGGTCTGACATGTCCAGACCGCCACGAATGTCATTGCATATCGTGACCAGCCAGCCGGTGTTGATGCCAGTGCGGCGCTCGCTGTACGTGCTTTTGTTTTTCGTGTGAATGCGTTCATCCCATGCGTCACCGACTTCAGCCAGTGTCTTCTGATAGAAGTAATCAGATATGCCGCTTCTGCGTTTGAATGCGCCAGCAGGGTCAGCAGGTGGCATGACCTTTTCAAGCGGTTTACCGGTGTTGCTGATGTAATAACGCACAATGTTCTGCACCTGTTCACCGCCCCATTCCAACGTGCTGGAACGTGGAACTTTCGTGCGCAACATGAAATCCATCGGGTCAGCGTGCGTGGCGATGAATTCAGCAATGTCTTCACCGCGCACCAGTGAAGCTTCAGCGGCCATCGGCACCACCAGGGCGCTGTGGTTCTGGTGCCAACCTAATTCACGCTTGCGGCAATGCGCGTATGCACCCTTGCGTTTAATCTTCATCTCGTTCACCTTTGTTAAATCTGATCACTCGGAAACCTTTACACACCACGTCGTCACTTTCTTGTCTGTGGAAGTTTGAGATGACATTCTTGATGCCCAATTCACACAGTCTTTTATACCCACAGGTCTCAACGTGACCATCAGGGTGATGTACTTCGTACTCATACTTCGTCCTATGTCTCGACATAAGTTCAGATTGCTGATCTCGTCGATCTGGACTATTACCCCAGTGCTGTTTCATCTTCTCTGAGTGACCTTCGCGTTTACCATCACGCCATTGCTGTTTTAATGATTTACTGATCTTCTCACTTGTTGATTGCGATGTGACCATGCCCGTTGAACTGTCAAGTCGAAGATTGTAGCCGTGATTTCTGTCGATGCTGTTCAATGTCATCATCCACGACAGTTCACGTTCATCAATGACTTCCAGCGTGCAAAACTCAAGCGGGAAGAACTCGAAGTTATCAACTCCAACCTTCATCATCGCGTTATACAGGTAGTCATTGATGTGACCCAACGACCGTTCACGGAAGTCGTAGACGTACTGGTGACATCGCTTATACATACACTTGGTCTTACCGATGTATATTTTATCGTTGACCAAGTTGCGAATGCCGTATATTCCAGATCGACCTTTGAGGAATTTATTAGGTTTCATATGTCTATTGTAATGTAGTTATTCGTAAACGGCAATGTAATTATTAACATCTCTCACAGCCATCATTTTGTAAGTCGCACTTTCCAGTTCAAGACTGGTCATCTGTTCCCACCATGCCTTCACCTGATTGACCCACGGCATCAGTGCGCGGGGGCAGCGGATGGTCAGACCGTCCGTGTTGATTTGAATCATCTGGACAGCATCCACTTGCATCAGTGCTTCAGCCAGCATACACAGCAGCAACTGACCGTTGACCGTGATTGCCATGGTGTACTGCGGGTCATAAAACGGACTGTACTTGTTGTTGCTGTCACCGTAGACGCCGTTCAGCGCCAGCTTCAGCATGGCATTTTCAGCGGTGCCTTTTGCGTATCCCTTGCGCTGCTGGTACACGTCTTTGTAAATCTCGCAAAAGTCCTGACCCAAGTGCTCAGGGTAGAATCTGTTGGCAATGGCAATGTTGGGGTAGTAGCTGGCAACGTCCAGGTCAAGAATCATGTTGTCATCGTCAGCTTCAATAATCTGCGATTCAACAGACCCATGAATGCCGCCAGTACCAAAGACGAACTGGAAACCTTTCACAGAACAACTGATACCGGTGAACACACCTTTCGTTTCCGTGATGGTCTGTTCCTTGAACCAGTGCAGGATGCGCGTGAATTCAGGGTCATTAAACTGAATGTAGGGAATGATCACGTCAGCCAGTTGGATGCGTTCACGGACGGTCTGCACCATGTGGCGGCGGCCATCCACCCGCTGGTAACAACTGCCTGGGCGGTTTTCTTCCAGGCGCATGATGAAGTAGTCTTTGCCGATTTTCGTATCATTGTGGTTCATGAAGTCACGGCCATATTTTGCCGTCAGTTCTTCACGGAACCGAATCTGATCAAGTGATTCACGATAGAACGTCAGCGTTTCCTTCACGTCATTGCGGTTGTAATGCTTGAGTGTCGGCACTTGGTCAGCGGTCAATTCAACACCCACGTCAAACGGCAGGTCTTCAATGTTTTCACTGCGCATGTTGAACGCCAGCACCTTCAGACTGGTTGCCCTGGCCATATTGTCAAAGTGGTGGATTTTAAACAGGTCAATCTGTGGCACCACACGGTCTGATTCCCACACCATGTGTGCAAACCGTGCGTTATCTGGTGCCTTGAT